GGGAAGTCGCACTTCTTCGCCGAATTGCTGATCGAGGACTGCCTTTGCGAAAAGGGCATGGTCGCGGTCTGCATTCGCGAAGTGCAAAAGACGCTCGCCAACTCGTCAAAGCGGCTGATCGAGAACAAAATTCAGGCGCTCGGCGTCGGCTCTGAATTCCGGGTGTTCAATGACAAGATCGAAACGCCGGGCGATGGCATTATCCTTTTTCAAGGTATGCAGGATCATACGGCGGAATCGATCAAGTCGCTTGAAGGCGCCAAAAGGGCCTGGATCGAAGAAGCGCAGGGGCTGAGCCATCGCTCGCTGTCGCTGCTTCGCCCAACGATCCGCGCGACCGGCTCGGAAATCTGGGCCTCCTGGAACCCGACGCGCAAGGCGGACGCGATCGATGAGTTTTTCCGCGGCAATAGCCCGGATGCGATCAAGAACGGCTGGAAGCTGCCGGCCGGCGCGATCGTCGTCCAAGCTAATTGGCGTGACAACCCGTGGTTCAACGACGTTCTGGAGGCGGAACGCCAACTCGAATTGCAGAACTATCCTGACCGCTATGACCATACATGGGAAGGCGGCTACGCCCGAGCATTCGAAGGCGCATATTTCGCGCGCCAGATAGCGGAAGCGCGGCTAAAGGGCCGGATCGGCCGCGGCGTGATCGAGGCCGATCCACTGATGCAGCTCAAAGCTTTTGTGGATATCGGCGGCGCAGGCGCGAAGGCGGACGCCATGTCCATCTGGATCACGCAATGGGTCGGCCCGCAAATCCGGATCCTCGACTACATCGAAGGCCTCGGCCAGCCGCTCGAATACTACGTCAACGAGCTGCGCTCGCGCGGGCACGGCCGGGCGATCATCCAGCTCCCGCACGACGGCACCAATGCCAACGCGATCACCGGCAAGCGGTACGTCGACCACTGGCGCGAAGCGGGCTTTGAGTGTCCCGAACCAATCCCGAACCAGGGCGCCGGCGCGGCGATGCAGCGGGTTGAGGCGGTGCGGCGCATCTTTCCGTTCTGCTGGTTCTCCGAGACGCCGGCGGTCGAAGGCGGCCTGGATGCGCTTGGTTACTACCACGAACGCAAGGATGAGACCCGCAACATCGGCCTCGGGCCGGACCATAATTGGGCCTCGCACGCTGCCGACGCCTTCGGCTTGCTCGCGATCTGCTACGAGGCACCATACAACCCGCTTCCGCGGCCCCGGTATTCGAGCCGGCGCAGCTCTGGCGGGTCATGGGAGAGTGCGTAAGGGAAGGGCGCTCGAACGGGCGGAGTCGAACCGCCTTCCTCGGGAACTGGGCGCCGCCCGTCAATCTGAACGGCACCAACGGTCTCGCGCTCTATCCATTGAGCTACGTTCGAGTAAACCGAACATAGCACAATCCGCGGACCAGGAAAATTCATTTCCGGCGCGGTGGTACGACCGATCCCCATCATCAGGGGCGGTTGAATGCTCAACGACGCGGACAGCTACGGCGGCGGGAACGACAGCAAGGACAAGGAAGCGCCGCGCGATGCCGAGGCGCTGTTTTCCAAGCTTCAAAAGTGGGTGAAGCACGATTTCAACAGCAAGGGTCAGGTCAATTGGCGCCGCGAGGCGCGGGAAGACTTCGACTTTGAAGCCGGGGACCAGCTCACCGAAGACGATAAGACGATCCTCAAGGACAACAATCGTCCGATCGTCATTTTCAACCGGATCGGAACGACGGTCGATAGCGTCGCCGGTCAGGAAGTTGGCAACCGGCAGGAAGTGCAGTTCTTGCCGCGCACCCAAGGCGCGGTGAAGGTCAATGAACTGCTGACTTCGGCCGCGAAGTGGTTCCGCCAGCAATGCGACGCGGAGGATGAGGAATCGGACGCCTTCCGCGATATGGTTGTTTGCGGCATGGGCTGGACCGAAACCGGGTTGGATTACGAGGACAATCCGGAAGGCGAGCCGACCGTCGATCGCGTCGATCCGCTCGAGATGGTGTGGGATTGCGGGGCGAAAAAGCGCAATCTGGTCGACGGGCGCCGCGTGGCGCATATCCGGCGCGATGTGCCGATCGAGGATGCGCGGGCGCTCTGTCCGGGCGATTTCGAGGACTCGGACTACCACGCATCCTGGCTCGGCGACGAAAAGGACGGCGAGAAACCGCACGAAAACGACGGCGAAACCTACAACAAGGAAGAGGAAAGCGGCGACGACGCGGACGGCGACAAGGGCGTTACGCTGGTTCGTATCCAGTGGTGGGAGCGCGTGCCGGCCTATCTGGTGCTCGATCCGACCGATCTGACCGGCGAAAAAATCCTCACCCTCGGCAAAGACGAATTCGACGCGCTTAACGCCAAGGCCAAGATGGCTGGCGGCTCGCTGCGCTTCACCAAGACGACCCGCAAGGTCTATCGACAAGCCTATCTCGGGAATGTGCTGCTCGAAATTGGCGACGCGCCTTGCAAAAATCACTTCTCGTTCAAGTGCATGACCGGCAAGCGCGACCGGAACAAAAACACGTTCTTTGGCATCGTCCGCGCCATGAAAGACCCGGCGCGCTGGTCGAATAAGTGGATGTCGCAGACCATGCACATCATGAACACGACGGCCAAGGGCGGCATCGCCACCGAGCGCGGTCAGTTCTTCGACAACGATGCGGAAGGCGAGGCGTCTTGGGCGAAACAGGAACAGGTGACGTTCCTCAAGCCCGGCGCGCTCTCGGGCGCTAATCCGAAATTCGTCGCAAAGCCGGTCGGAGTGTTCCCGCAATCCTCGTTCCAGTTGATGGAATACGCGAATCAGTCGCTCCGCGATGTCTCCGGCGTCAACGTCGAAATCCTCGGCATGCAAAGCTCGGCGGGACAGGCGGCGAGCCTCGATCTACAGCGCAAGCAATCGGCGCTGACTATCCTGCAGCCGCTCTTTGACAGCCTCCGGCGCTACCGGAAGGAACAGGGCCGGCTCATGCTGTACCTGATCGAGCATTACCTGTCGGACGGCCGCCTGATCAAGATCGAGGGGCCGGAAGAGGCGCAATTTGTTCCGCTGATCAAGCAGCAGGTTTTCAACGGAATGACCAATTACGAGGTCATCGTCGACGAAAGCCCGACCTCGGCGAACCAGAAGGAACAGACCTGGGCCATCCTGCAACAGCTGTTGCCGGTGATCGGCAAGATGCTGCCGCCGGCGACCTGGCTTGCGCTGCTCAAATACTCTCCGCTGCCGTCGACCGCGCAAAAGGAAATCGGCGACACAATCAAGCAGGCGCAAAGCCAGCCGGATCCTGAGCAGCAAAAGCGCGACGCCGAATTGAAGCTGAAAAACGACATGGCGCAGGCCGATATCGCCAACCACAAGGCGACCTCTGACGCCAAAATCGAGGCGATGCAGGCCGAAAGTCAGGCCAAGATGAAACTTGCCGCCGAAACAGCCCAGCACGACGCGATGCTGAAAGCACTCACCGCGCCGCCGGCGACTGGGCCGGACGGCCAGCCTGTGCAGGGCTCGGGCGGCGGCGATACGGCGGCGCTGATCATGGCGTTCATGCAGGAGATGCGCCGAGATATGACGACGCTCGCGCAAGCCTTCAACACGCCGAAGAAACTGATCCGTGACCCGCAAACCGGCGAAATCGTCGGGATCGCACCTGTGCAATAGGAGGCTAAACTTGGCCGCATTTAATAAATTCGACATTTTCGTTCAGGATCTGGCGCTCAAAAAACACAATTTGAACGCCGACACGCTCAAAGTCATGTTGAGCCTCGTCGCTCCGACCGCGACGAACGCGGTCAAGGGGGATATTACAGAAATCGCGGCGGGTAACGGCTACACAGCAGGGGGCAATGTCGCAACATTCACGTCCGGGGCGCAAACTTCCGGCGTCTACAAGCTCGTCTTGCAGCCGGTGGTGTTCACGGCCTCGGGCGGCTCGTTCGCTGCGTTCCAATACGCGACCATCTACAATGCGACTGCCGCCGGTCTAAATCTGATAGGCTGGTACAACTACGGCGCCGTAGTCAACCTGACGAACGGCAACAGCTTTACCGTTCAACTTGATACCACCAACGGCGTGTTCACGTTGCAATAATGGCCGCTTTCCTCGACGTCTGTCGCTTCAATCCGACCGCGGGCGGTACAACGGATTGGACCTATTCGAGCGCCGTCACCGGGTATCAGTCGCCGGCGGCGGCCGGCGTGGTCAACGGCCGCGCGTATAAATACCGCGCTGAAAGCGCTGACCTGTCGCAATGGGAGATCGGCGAGGGCACGTACAACACAGGAACCGGCGTGCTGTCGCGAACGACGGTCCTTTTCAACTCGGCCGGCACCACGGCGAAAATCAGTTTCAGCGCGGCTCCACAAGTCGCGATCGTTGCTCTGAAAGAGGATTTGATATCGATCGAAGAAGCGAACAGCTTCACGGCTGCGCAGCAGAACCAGGCGCGTCAGAACATTGTCGCCCAAGCTGCGGGTGATTTTGCCGGTATGAGCAACGGAACGCTTGTCGCATCTGCCTCGGCCGGCGCTCTGACCGTTGCCGTAAAGACCTTCGCTGGGGCTGATCCGTCAGCATCTGATCCGGTTTTCTTCTATTTTCGCGACAACGCGCTGACGGCCGGAGACTTTACGCGCATCGCAGTCACGTCAGCGCTCTCCGTTGTGCTCGGCTCAACCAAGACGTTGGGTGCTACGAGCGGCTTCGGTACGCGCGTCTGGATCGGCGCGTTCAACAATGCAGGTACCGTTCAGCTTGCGGCTATGAATTGCTCGGACAGTTCCGGGGTGTTCTGCCCGCAAGAGAATGTAAAATATACGTCCGCCGTTCCGGCCAACTCGTCCAAAACTTGGTACTCGACATCCGCGATCGTCACCGCCGCGCCTTGGCGCTTCATCGGCTTTTGTGAATGGAATGCGCTGGCGACAGCGGGAACGTGGGTGGCGCCGGATACCGTGCAACTGTTCGGGTCGGGGATTAAGAAGCCCGGCGACGCGATCCAGCGCATAATCGCTACAGCATCCTCTGGATTCTCAACCACTTCCGGAACTTACGTTGACACCACTCTGACGCAGGCGCTGACGCCGACCAGCACCTCCAATTCCGTTATTGCGCAGGCGAGCGGAAATACTCAACACAATACGGCCAGCGCTGGCGCCTGGGCCCGCGTGGTACGCGATGCCGTAGCACTGCAAGGCGAGACGCTCGGGCAGAATAACAGCGGCGCCCCGAACACTACATCATTTGTTGTCGGCGGCGTTGACCGGCCCAACACCACGTCAGCCGTTACTTATAAATTGCAGATCAAATGCAATGTCGCCGGCAACACCATCGTCTGTCCGGTCGTCGGCATCAATACGCTGTTGCTTCAGGAAATCATGGGATGACGAATAGCGAGATAGTAGCCGCGCTCATTTCACTTCGACCAAAATCAGTATGGTCGCTATCCGGCGACGATTTGTCCGGTCTCGCATGGTCCGACCCGGTCCAGGTCCGTCCATCGGATGCCGAGATTCTGGCCGAGGTGGCTAGGCTGGCCAGTCTGCCGCCGCGCTATAAGGTGCGAAAAAGCACCATCATTTCGCGACTGACGGATGCACAGCTCTCGCAGGCGATTTCCATGCTCACAGTCCGCCAGCAGGAGCGGTGGAGGGCGCCGGATCAACCTGCGGTCAATGCGGACGATGCAGAGACCATCGCGATCGTCAAGGCGGTCGGCGCTGATCCAGCCGTTGTGATGGCACCTGAATAGATCATCAAGTGGGCCATGCCGCGACCAAAAACATAACGATCCAAGCGCAGTACACAAGGCAAATAAGGCGCGTCATTCCAATTCCCATTCCAACCTGCGGCGCGCACCCTATCCGCCACAACCCATCCACGCAAGACGTTGGCCTAATAAATGTCCCTTCTCGGCTTTGATGCGCTAGGACGGTTCGCCCTCGGGCAACTGCCCGGCGGACGAACCACCATTTCGCTACCGGCCGCTGCGGGCTCGTTTGCGCTCGCTGGGCAGGCGGCGACGTTCACGATCAAGGAAGCCGCGGACGCAGGCTCGTTCGCCCTCGCTGGCGTCTCGGGCTCGTTCACGGTCAAGGAAGCGGTAGGCGCGGGGACCTTCGCCTTTACCGGCGTTGCAGCAGCGTTCAAGATCACGGAATTGGCGCTGTCCGGCGCATTCGTTCTGACCGGCAACCCGGCGAACGACCAGACCACGGAGGATGCGGACCCTGGCGTCTTCACGCTGACCGGCAACGATGCTCCGCTAATCCGCTCGGGCGCGGATTTCGAGCTCGTTTACGGCGGCGTCGGCCATTACCTGGAAGAAATGGAGCGGGCGCGCCAGCTCGCCAAGATCACCCGCAAGACGCCGGCGCCGATCGACCGGCGCACCATGCCGCGGTTCGAGCCGTTGCCGGGCCCGCCTATC